TTCAAGTGATCACTAATATGATTACTGAGTTGAATAAGATAAGAGATGATTTATTCTTTTACTTAGTTCTGCCAGAATTTTTAGAGATGCTGGATTTTCATAATACTAGTCAGTATCTCATGAAGGTTCCTACATATCCTCCTACAATGAGATCACATTTTGATGTAGAAAAGTTTAGGAAGATGTTTGGTCATGATTTAGATATTGATTTAGTTTTCTCTCATCTACCAGAACATACTCATGCTGTAAAGAATGTTATGAGTAACGTAACTCATCATGATCCATCTTATTTTGGTTATTGTCATTGGTTTGATTTAGATGATGTAGTTGCTTGGAGTCTTCCTAGTTTTAATCAGAATATATTAGGACTCTTAGAGATGGATAGATGTTATTTAAATACACAGAGTCAGAAGAACTTAGTTTTAAATCAAGCTTCTAATGTTTTTAATAAAGAGAATGTTTCAAGATTGGATGATATATTAACCCCTCAACATCTAGGTGTGAAGGAAATAGATATAGTTGAACCTCTTCAGAATACCGATAAGCTAATCGTATTTAATCATAGACCTGATACCTATAAGGACTTTAATAACTTTATGCGTATTCTAGAGGATCTCAGGAAGGTTAGGCAAGACTTTGAAGTATGGATACCGTTGTTGGAAAAATCTACTGAGAGTTGGATTACCACAGAGAAGTTTAATAAACAAAGATATTATAAAAAATTACAAAGATGTAGAGTTGGATTTTCACCTAAACAAGTATATGGTGGATGGAGTGTATCTACTACAGATGGTATAATGAATGGTTGTCCATATATTATGTACGATGCTGATTATTATCATGAGTTAAATCCTACAGCAGATTTCTTTAGTACAAATGATACAGCAATCCATTTATTGAATAAATATTTTGACGATGAGGATTATAGAAATAAACAGTCTGTAATATCTCAGAGTTATCTAAAGGAAAATCTTATCTATGAAAATGAGATCCTTAAGATGAGTAATTATATTACTGACCTTTTTAATTCTCAGAAGAGAACTAATACAGAAGTAACTAAAAAGTTAATTGCTATTATTAAGGAAAGAGGACAGATAACCAAAACGGAATTGTTCTCTGCAAATCTTGGTTGGGGTCGAGGTATTAAGTTTGGGCCTTATAGAAGAGCTCTCTTGTCTAATCCTAACATTTATGATATTATAGATCCGATTCCTTCTTACTGCTGGAAGAATGACTAATGCTATCAACTAATTATAGAAATCAATTAGTAGATATATGTTGCCGCATAATATCTACGGATGGAGAAGTATCCTTACAGGAAAGGATATGGATGACAAAATTATGTGATCATAATACATCTGCAAGAGAACTTGCTGGTGCTTTATTATGTCCTGACTTTATTGAGGATACTCCAATGTGACGATGAGTATATTTTATCATTACAAAACAGTGTCTTCAAGTTTATGGAATACCTTTATCCCTAATACAATGAAATTTGAAAAGCTAAGTATATTTGATCTCATTGTTATTTCGATTATATTCTTTGAAGAGTTTGTCAAGAGAACTTTGATAGGAATATATTACCTCTGGCAAAAATTTGATTACTGGAACTTTAATAGAAAATTATCAAGCTGATGGACATTAAAAATTGGGAAAAGGAATATCTTTCTATGGATGTTTCCTTAACTGAAAGAGAAAAAGAACTACTTAAAGGGGATTCTATAAAATCTCATGAGGGTATGCTCTTTGGACGCATGTATGCTGATTGGAAAAAGAGAAAGGGATATGACTAAACAATTTGATGACTCCAATTGGAGAGAAGAATACAAAGCATATATAAGTGATAAGAGGTCACTTGAGTTATTAGAGAATGGCCCTAAGAGTTTATCTCAATCATGGATCTTAGGTGCTTTGTATAACAAATGGAAAAAGATGAAAGGTTATAAGGAACCTGACCCACCTAATTGCCAATCAAGTCTAGAAGAATTTTACGCCAAACAACAACAGTTGGAGGACACTAACTAATGGAAGATCATCAAGTAAATGATTTATGGGAAGATATGGATCGACTCAATTCATTATATGAAGAGCTATTATGGGATCATGATGATGAGTTGCAATTTTTCATAGAAGGTAATAGAATAGTAATTCGTAACATTGACCAAGAAGATGGTTGAATTGAAAGAGTGGCTTAATTCTATTAATTCCACTAAGGAAAATCTTATAGATAACTGTACAGCAGAAGAAAAAGATTATCCGCCCTATATTATTAACAAGTGTCTTTCTGGTTTTAAAGATACAATCTTCATTGCCAATGAGATGAATCTTTCATCTCATCTAGGTAATAAACTACAGTATGACTTTTTTATAAATATTGTCAGACCGAGGAAAAGATTCTCGCCTTGGATTAGGAAGGAGAAAATTGAGACCTTAGAGCTCGTCAAACGATACTATGGTTATAGTAATGATAAAGCTAAAAGTGCTCTGAAAATTCTTACTAATGAACAAATTGAATTTATAAAACAACGACTTGATACTGGAGGAAAACGATGAGTGAAGATCAAGAGTATAATTGGTCTCCAGACCAGATGATTGAGGTGACTTTAAAAGAGCCAGATGACTTCCTAAAGGTTAGAGAAACTTTAACTAGAATTGGTGTCGCTTCTCGGAAAGAAAAGAAGATATATCAATCATGTCATATCTTGCATAAGCAAGGAAAGTATTACATAGTTCACTTTAAAGAACTATTTGCCTTAGATGGTAAGAGAGCAAATCTCTTTGTTAACGATGTACAACGTCGTAATCGTATTGCTCAACTTCTTAGTGATTGGGGTTTAGTGAATGTAGTATCAACATCTGCTATAGAAGATGCTGCTCCTCTCAGTCAAATCAAGGTATTATCTTATAAAGACAAGTCTGAATGGACTTTAGAGAGTAAGTATAATATTGGTAAGAAGAAAGTTACAGCATAAATAATTAATAAATTTCAGTAATCACTATGTTAATTAAAGTTTTAGCCGCTGAGGGTAGTCTCTCCAGTGCTTCCAATGTTGATAAAGCTACTGTGGTAAGGCTTTTGAATAACCATAGTGCAGCTTTGCTTATAACAAGAAAAACTGCTGGTGGTGATACTATTGGTAGTTTAACAGCAGATAATGGAAAAGTTATTTATCTAGAGAAGGATCCAACAGACACGCTTACTGCAGCATCAAATGGTGGTAGTGTTAAGGTTGTTAAGATTGCTTACAGTCAAGCATCTTGATTTGAACATCTAGTTGCATAAATAGTTAAAATGTGTTATTATTAACACATACGTTCATCTTCTTCGGAAGACGCAAGTAAGCCGACTCGGAACGGAATCGTTCATCCCATGTTTCATCTAGCAGTTATCGCAACTACTTTTTCCTGTATTGAAGCTCAATCACTTATTGATAAGATGAAAGAGTTTAAAATAGAGGAAGAGACACGAGCTGAGATGATCAGCGTAGTGATAGAAGAAACAACTCATTGTGAGTGGGACGCAAAAGCCGACTAAAGGAACGGATTAAAAACCCAACTACTTTAGGAGTAATCCCATGGCACTAGTCACTTATCGTGGTGTTCAATATGACACCGAGAAAAAAACGACCTCTAATAAGGTCACCTCTAATTTAACATATAGAGGAATTAAGCACCAAGAAGAACGTCTTGTATGTGCAAAATAAAGTGAGGGAGGGGGTTTCCCCTCCTTTTTTTATAAATATAATATAAAGATTATGGATAGACAAAATCTTAAAAAACTCTTAGGTGAGTTAAAAACAGTGATGGTAGAAATTGAATCTGAGATCTATTCAGATCCCGATGCTTATACATCTAAGGTGGGAGCATTACCAGACGGTTGTTATAGTATAGATGACGATGACGGTTATCCAGACTAGAAGTTAGTGTATTCAACACTGACTTTTTTTAGCGTTTGTGATTAAATAGTTATGTCGCCGAAAGGGACATCAAAACACAAACTCGCTTAAAGAGGAGCTACTATTATGACAGAAATACAGAGATACCGTGCTGCCGATTTGCCAGATTTAATGGATCGGATCACAAAACACAGTATAGGGATGGATGATTACTTTACTCAGTTTTTCAATTCTCCAACACAGAATTCAAACTATCCACCTTATAATTTAATACATATTAATAATCATGAGTCGAGGTTGGAAGTCGCCCTTGCAGGGTTCAAGAAGGATGAGCTTAAAGTCTATACGGAGTTTGGAAAACTATATGTTGAAGGCGTCAAAGAAGAAAAGGAAACAGATGGAGAATATCTCCACAAAGGATTGGCCTCAAGGTCGTTTAATAGGGTCTGGACGATCACAGATGATACCGAGATACGAAGTGTCAGATTCGATGACGGATTACTGGTTGTAGAACTTGGTAAGGTTGTTCCTGAACATCACGCTCGTAAAGATTACCTCTAAACTCTGATACATAGAACATGGCTTATTTGTTCTATGATGAGATTTCAAGAAGAGGATTTACAGAGAATGGTTCGTGCTTGTGAGCTGTATCAACAATGTACAGCTTCCGAGTGGGAAGAGTATTCTAAAATAATTGGTAAAATAAAACATTACCTTGAAGAGAATTGGACTGATGCATAATGATTTATGGGCTGGTTATAAATCAGCCGTCTTTGATACGTTTCCTGATCTCAAGTTTGAGAAACAACATGAAAGTTGGACTAATAAGAGAGGTGTAAATCTCACTGCTGATTTATATTCTGGTAAATATTTTATCAAATCCAGACATGTTGATATCTGGGATGAAAAATTAAATATTCATAACAATGTGATCTATCCTAAGACAGGGCATAACCTTCCTTGTTTCGGGATGGATCTTATGGGTTTTAATGAGAAGAAAGTTATAATAGTTTTTGACTTTCAACATCCTGTAGAGAATTTTTTATTAAAGGTGCCACCATTACCTAAGACAGAAGAAACTTATCGTTTCTTTGAGAAGGGTAATCATTTCTCTGATAATATCTTTGTGAGGTATTGTAAGATGGAACATGTTAATACATACTTACCAACATTCAAATATTATTTGTCACTCTATAAAGAAATGATAGATAATGCAAAACCAACTGGTACTGATACTAGTTTGTATAAAGATTTTGATAGCTATATGATAAGACTAGATCCTATTTCAGGATACCTATCCAGTAGTTTTGGAAAGGAAGAGTCTGAAAAATTAATCAAAGAATTCTTTTTCAGTTATGCAGAATGATCTAGTAGAAGGGATAACTACACTGTTATCCTTTACAATGGAAGATATTCCTGATATAGAACCATTAGAGAGTTCCTTTCCAGAAGTTAAGAAAGGTGATCTGTTCATCGAGAACAAGATGTATAAGTCTCCTAAACTTAGGAAGATTCATTTGGAAGTAGCTAACATTGGTAAATTAAAAATACTTCATTGTGTATTCTTTCCTAATCCCAAATATAATATACCAATATTTGGATGTGATATTGTACAGAATGAAAAGGTAGTTACTGCAGCTATTGTTGATGTATCTCCTATAACTGGTACAGAACATGTTTATGAGAAGTTGTGTAAAATTAGTAATAACTTTAGATTTAAGGAGAAGAGACCACTTCCATTGTGGGGTGATGAAATATTTTCTCCATTTTGTAAGTTCGTTCGGTTAACCGAAGATATAGAAATGGCGAATTTTTATTGTGTTGTGTTAGAGTATCTTAGTGTATTCTTTGAATCAGTTAGAGATGCTGAGTTAGATCCAGATTGGATAAAGGAAGTTAGAAGGATGGATGACCAGATATGGTACTGCACACAACAGCAGAAAAATGATAAAACTCGTGGTATACTAGAAAATGTATTTGACAAACAGTGGGCTGAAAATTATATAGCTACTGTACTATTCGATAAACCAACATGCAAGACACAAACTGGACAGCACAAATCTTATTAGAATCTAATAGATTAGTTAAAGTTGAGTTTACTGTATGTAAATCGAATTTGAGAGAGGATGCATTACAAAGATGTAAAGCTCTTTATGGTGTATCCGATGTAAGACAATTAACAAGGGTATGGTAAATTATGTGGTATGTTATAGGATGGACAATAGTTACACTGTGGTTACTATCCAAAATAGGAGTTTTTAAAAAATGACTTTTCTAATCGCAATTATGTCATTTGCAAATTTTGTATTCTATCCATTAGTGGTAGGATCAATTATTGCTGTAATAATTGAACAGATACTTAGAGCAAGAGGTGATGAGGATAGTCCTAAAGATGTAAAGAATGTCTTTGTTGCTATGGGTATCCGAAAGTATTTGATCAGACAAGCTTGGTTGTTTAACATCATTTGGTTTGTTGGTTACTTTATATTAATGTTTACTGTAGGTAAACAGACACCACAAGCAATGCCTGATATGATATGGCAAGGATAAAATTATTATGGATTATAAAACTTCTGGAGTTGATATAGAAGCAGGTAATGCTTTTGTTGAAAGATTAAAAAAACAAGCACCTACCATTGGTGGGTTTGGCGGTATGTTTAAGGTTCCTTCAGGATATGAGGAACCTGTTTTAGTATCTGGTGCTGATGGTGTTGGTACTAAAATTAATATGTGTAGAGTCTTTGGGGATTGGAAAACTATAGGTATGGATCTTGTTGCCATGTGTGTCAACGATGTTATTACTTGTGGTGCTAAACCATTATATTTTTTAGATTATATTTCTACTGGTAAGTTATCTCCTATTGTAGATGATATAGTGGATGGAATAGTTGAAGGTTGTAAGGTTGCTAATATAGATTTGATAGGTGGAGAGACTGCTGAACATCCTAGATGTGCTCCTCCACCAGCATATGGTGATGATATTGACCTTGCTGGATTTTGTACTGGTATTGTAGAGAAGTCAGAAATAATAGATGGAAGTTTAGTTCGTGAGAGTGATGTTGTTATTGGTATAGAAAGTAGTGGTCTTCATAGTAATGGATATAGTTTAATTAATGAGATGCTATGGAGACATAAGATCTCCTATAAGGACACTCCTGAATTACTTAATACCACCCATATCTATTCTCCTTTAATTCGATATCTTTTAGATGAGTTTCCTATCATGGGTATGGCTCATATTACTGGTGGTGGTATTCCAGAAAATCTTCCAAGATGTATTCCTGATGGATTGAAAGCAAGAGTTAATTATGATTCTTGGCAACTGCCAGAAATTTTTAAAAAGATTCAACTTGCAGGTGAGATTCCACCAGAAGAAATGAAGAAGGTATTTAATCTTGGTATTGGGTACTGTTTAGTAGTTCCTGAGAATGTAGCAACTGATGTCCAATTACGAATAGATGGACATGGCTTGCAATCTTGGGTGATCGGTGATATAATATCAGCATAGTTGAAATAACCTTGTGTAATGGAACCATATGACACTAATGTAGGTGTACACAATCGAGTACAGATTACAATAGATCTCAATGAATTAGTATGGGCAAGAGGAGAGCATCTAAAGCAAGAGATGTCTGTTAATCAGTCAGAATATCTTGCTGAGACTCTTCGTAGAACATTAACATGGGATACAATGTATAGTATGATTGATCAGACTATACTTGAGTTCTTTGAAAATCATGAGCACCCTGAGATTTGGGATCCTCATTATGGTGAGACTGCTGGTAACGAACCTGCTGCTACTTTCGAGAAACAAGCAAAGGAACGTGAAAAAGCAAAGAAAGAATTTGAGATGGTTGATTTAGTATCATCAGCATGGACAATACAAGTACCAAGGAGGATAAAGAAATGAGTCATGAAATTATAAGATATCGTATTAGACAAGATGGTATAGTAGAGGAAAGAGTAGAAGGTTCTACTGGTGATTCTTGCGAAAGACTTACTAAAGAAATAGAAAAAGCACTTGGTGATATCTCTAACCGTATACATACAGCAGATTATTATTTAAAACAACCTAACAAAAATGTCACACTTCAGCACGATCAAGACCAAAATTAAAGATAAATCTGCTTTACTTAGAGCTTTACAAGTACTAGGACATAACACAGATGTTGATCAGAAATTAAAAAATCCTGCTGATCATAATCATGATGAAGTTACTGTACATGTTGCTGTAGGAAAAGATATTGGTTTTCGTTTAAATCCATCTACGAAAACTTATGAGTTGGTTACAGATCTTCAAACATGGGATCAACCAGTACCAGTAGAAAGGTTTCTTGATAAGTTATCACAACAGTATGCTGTAGAAACAATCACTGAAGCTGCTAAGAAAGATGACTTTCATGTCACACAACAAACTACCAAAACAGATGGATCTATTGAATTAGTCGTGGAGAGATGGAAATGAATCTTAATGTTATAGAATTAGTTACTGGTGTTATTGTAGTAGCTGATATAGAAGAACTTGATGAAGAACCTAGTTGTTTTTTAAAGAACTGTAGAGAAGTTCTGGAAGATGATGAAGGTGTTATTTCATTAAGGAAGTGGCCTCGTTACACAGATGAAACAGAGGCCTTGATTTTTTCTGATAGAATTACTACAATGTCAGAACCTAACAGCGAGTTATCTTCACTTTATAAGAAATCAATTAATTCATGAATTTTTATACCAACGTCCAATTAGTATCCAATAAAATTCTTTTTAGAGGATATCAGGATGGTGAAAGGGTAATGTTCAGGGATACAATGAGCCCTGTATTATTTGTCCAGACTGAGAAACCAAGTAAGTTTAAAACATTAGATGATAAGAATGTAAAACCTATCAACTTTATGAGTCCGAGGGATGCTAGGGATTTTTTAAAAAAGTATTCTGAGGTAGATAATTTTGATATCTATGGTTACGAAAGATTTTTGTATCAGTATATAGCTGATAAGTTTCCACAGGAAGAGATTAAATTTGATATGTCTGTGATGAATATCATCACTCTTGACATTGAGGTTGAATGTGAAAATGGTTTCCCTGATGTAGAATCTGCTTCTGAATCTATACTTTGTATTACGATTAAAGATCTAAATACTAAGAAGTTAATTGTCTGGGGTACTAGAGAATATGATAATAGTAGAGATGATGTAGAATTTGTTTATTGTTATTCTGAGCAGGATTTATTAGGCAAGTTTTTAGAATATTGGGTACAGAATACTCCAGATATTGTTACTGGATGGAATGTATATTTGTATGATATTCCATACATCTGCCGTAGATTGGAGAGAGTACTTTCTGAGAAACATATGCGTTCTCTTTCTCCTTGGAATTTAATTAATTATAGGGAGTTTACTATTCATGGTAGAAAGAATATTGCTTATGATCTTGGTGGTGTATCTTGTTTAGATTATCTTGACTTATATAAAAAGTTCACCTATTCTAATCAAGAGTCTTATAGATTAGATCATATTGCTTTTGTTGAACTTGGTCAAAAGAAATTAGACCATAGTGAATATGAAAACTTCAAACAGTTCTATACACAGGATTGGCAGAAGTTTATTGATTATAACATTCTTGACGTTGAACTAGTTGATCGTCTAGAAGATAAGATGAGGTTGATTGAACTTTGTCTTACTATGGCATATGATGCCAAACAAAACTATGAAGATGTATATTCTCAGGTTAAGACTTGGGATAATATTATTTTCAACTATCTTAAGAAGGATCATATAGTGGTTCCTCCTAAGATATCACATAAAAAAGATACCGCTTACGCAGGGGCTTATGTCAAGGAACCAAAAACAGGACGCTATGATTGGGTGGTCAATTTTGACCTTAATAGCTTGTACCCTCATCTTATTATGCAATATAACATCAGTCCAGAGACCCTCAGGCAGACTCGACATCCCAGTGCGAGCGTTGAGGGGATCTTAAATGAGAGTATAAAGGTTGATACACCTTATGCTGTATGTGCCAATGGTGCTCAATACAGTAAAGACTTTCAAGGATTTCTCCCTAAGTTAATGGAGAAGATGTATAATGATAGAGTCATCTTTAAGAAGAAGATGATTGAGGCGAAGAAACAATATGAGAAGACACCATCACTTGCTCTTACAAAAGAGATTTCTAGGTGTAATAATATTCAGATGGCGAAGAAGATATCTCTCAATAGTGCTTATGGTGCTATTGGTAATGAGTACTTTAGATACTTTAGGATAGCCAATGCAGAAGCTATTACTTTATCTGGACAAGTATCTATCCGTTGGATAGAGAATAAGATGAATTCTTATATGAATAAAATTTTGAAAACTGAGGGAGAAGATTATGTTATTGCTTCAGATACTGATTCCATTTATCTTAATATGGGGCCTTTTGTTGACGCTGTATACGAGGGGCGAGAGAAAACTAATGAGAGCGTTGTTGGGTTCCTTGACAAGGTGTGTCAAGTTAAACTTGAACCTTTTATTGAAAGTGCTTACCAAGAACTGGCCAGGAATGTCAACGCCTATTCCCAAAAAATGATAATGAAAAGGGAGAACATTGCCGATAGAGGTATATGGACTGCCAAGAAAAGATATATTTTAAACGTATGGGATAGTGAAGGAGTTAGATACGAGAAACCAAAACTTAAGATCATGGGATTGGAGACTGCTCGTTCGTCAACTCCTGCTTTCTTTAGAGATAAGTTGAAGAAAGCCTTTACAATTATAATTAATGATACGAATGATGATCTAATTAAGTTTATTGATGAAGTTCGTAAGGAGACTAAGGAACAAGAGATAGAGAATATATCATTCCCTAGAGGATGTAATAATTTAGATAAGTATAGGAGTTCTGCTGATTTGTATAAGAAGGGAACTCCGATTCAGGTTAGAGGTGCTCTTCTATATAATCATTACATAAAGAAGAAGAAATTACAGAACAAGTATCCGCTCATTCAGGAAGGTGAGAAGATTAAGTTTGTGTATCTCCAGAAACCTAATCCTATCAATGAAGATATCATTGCATATTTTCAGACACTTCCAACTGAACTTAATCTGAATAATTATATAGATTATGATACTCAGTTTGAAAAGAGTTTCACTGCTCCTTTAAAGAATGTCTTAGAGACAATAGGATGGCAGGTTGAGAAGCGTGGATCGCTTGAATCTTTCTTTGTTTAATGGTACAATAGTAAAAAGGAATTGAATTATGAGTTTTCTTAAAAATGTAATTAAGGAGTTGGACAATGAGTTTGCATCGGTGGCAGATGATGGTATCTCGTCAGGGGATTGTGATTCCTTTGTGGATACTGGCAGTTTCATCTTTAATGCCCTCGTTAGTGGCAGCATCTTTGGTGGTCTTCCATCCAATAAAATCACAGCCCTCGCTGGGGAGTCAAGCACTGGTAAGACTTTCTTTGCCTTATCAATCGTCAAGAATTTTCTACAGTCAAATCCAGCCGCACAAGTAATATACTTTGAAACTGAATCTGCTATTACTAAGAACATGCTTAGTACACGTGGTATTGATATTACAAGATTAGGATTGGTTCCTGTTACTACAGTACAAGAGTTTAGAACACAGGCTATTAAAGTTGTAGATGAATATACTAAACTACCAATATCAGATCGCCCACCATTGATGTTTGTATTAGATTCATTGGGTATGCTTTCTACAACTAAAGAAGTTGAAGATGCATCTGCTGGTAAAGAGACACGTGATATGACTCGTGCTCAAATTGTTAAGTCCATATTCAGAATACTTTCTCTCAAATTAGGTCGTGCAAATATTCCTTTAATCGTTACTAATCATACATATGATGTAGTAGGTGCTTATATGCCTACTAAAGAGATGGGTGGTGGTAGTGGATTGAAGTATGCTGCATCTACTATTATATACCTATCCAAATCTAAAGAGAAAGATGGTAAAGATGTTATTGGTAATATCATTAAGTGTAAAGCATTTAAATCCAGATTCACTAAAGAGAATTCTATAGTAGCTACTAGGTTATTCTACGATGAAAGAGGATTGGATTCCTATTACGGACTCCTCGAATTGGGAGAAAAATATGGAGTCTTTACAAAAGCTGGAAACAGATACCAGATTGGAGAGGCGAAAGTTTATGCTAAGAGTGTTCTCGAAGATCCTCAAAAGTATTTTACGCCAGAAGTAATGCAAGCACTTGACGAATGTGCAAAGAACGAGTATAGTTATGGTTCATTCGATGGTGTAAATTGATGGTTGATAGGATTGAGAATAAAATCCTTTCTAATCTTATTCATGTTGAAGATTATATGAGGAAGGTAATTCCTTTTATAAAGGATGTTTATTTTGATAATGTATCTGAGAAAACAATCTTTCAAGAGATACTAGATTTTATCAATCAATATGATAGCCTTCCAACTAAATCTGTTCTAACTATAGAAGTAGAGAATAGAAAAGATCTCTCTGAAGATATGTTCAAAGAGTGTGTTACTATCATTGATAGTTTCACTGATGAGAAAGTAGATCAAACTTGGTTAGTTGATAGTACAGAGAAGTGGTGTAAAGAGAGAGCTGTATATCTTGCATTAATGGAGTCAGTTAAGATTGCTGATGGTAAAGATGAGAAAAAGAATAGAGATGCTATTCCTAGTATATTGTCAGAAGCATTATCAGTATCATTTGATGATCATATAGGACATGATTATTTTGCTGATGCTCAGTCTAGATATGAATTTTATCATTTAAAAGAAGATAAGATTAAGTTTGATCTTGATATGTTTAACAAGATTACTAAGGGTGGATTACCACGTAAGACATTAAACATTGCTCTTGCTGGTACTGGTGTTGGTAAATCTTTATTCATGTGTCATCAAGCTGCTTCTTGTTTGATGGAAGGTAAGAATGTTTTGTATATTACATTAGAGATGGCGGAAGAAAGAATTGCAGAACGTATAGATGCAAATCTTTTTAATGTTGATATTAAATCTATTATAGAACTTCCTAAACCAATGTATGATACAAAGGTTGAGAAGATAACAAAGAAGACTCATGGACAGTTAATCATTAAAGAATATCCAACTGCTTCTGCACACGCTGGACACTTTAGGGCATTGTTAAATGAGTTACATCTTAAGAAAAGTTTTACACCAGATATCATCTTTATTGATTATCTAAATATTTGTTCATCTAGTCGTTACAAGGGTACAATTGTTAATTCATACACGTTCGTTAAGGCGATTGCGGAGGAACTTCGTGGTCTGGCTGTGGAAGCAAATCTACCGATTGTCAGTGCTACTCAAACTACTCGTTCTGGTTTTGGTTCTACTGACGTTGACCTCACTGACACTTCAGAATCCTTTGGACTCCCTGCTACTGCTGATTTTATGTTCGCTCTCATATCTACTGAGGAGTTGGAAGCATTGAATCAGATCATGGTTAAACAGTTAAAGAATCGGTATAATGATCCTACAATGTTTAAAAGATTTGTTGTGGGTATTGACAGATCGAAGATGAAATTGTATAATGTAGAGGACAGTGCTCAGAAAAACATCGTTGATTCAGGTCAAGATGATTCTGAGGTTTCAGAAAAAACAACAAGAAGTTTTGCGGGATTTAAAGTATGAAATTAAGAGAACCAGCTCAAGTAAATGTTGATTATGATGAGTATTTAAAGTTTGTTTCTGGTGTTACTAGTGAAGCATCAGCAGATAAAGATGCTTTTATTGAACGTGTAAATGAATTAAAACCTAGTGTCGATCTAAATAGGCTACTAACTGCTGCTATTGGTGTAGGTGCCGAGGGTGGTGAGTTTGCTGAAATTGTTAAAAAGATTACATTCCAAGGTAAACCATATGATGATGCTTCTCGTGAGCATATGATTGTAGAACTTGGAGATGTAATGTGGTATATCGCCCAAGCATGTTTATCTTTAGGAGTCTCGATTGATGATCTCGTTATCCGCAATGTACAAAAACTCCAAGCGCGCTATCCAGAAGGTGCGTTTGAAGTCATCAGGTCAGAAAACAGAAGGGCCGGCGATATCTGATTCTCAGATGGTAAAGGCTTTAGGTGAGACTTTGCTTGGCATGTCTATACATCCTAAAGCACTTTTAAAATCTATTACTAAGAAGGATAAATAAAAAAGAAAGTATTTTTATTTACAATGGCTCCCAAGGTTGGCAAAAATTTATCTGTAGATGGAGACACCCAAAAGTGTCTGGTATTAATTATGGGAGTTCTTGCTGGTCAGGATTATAATTATTTTGCTGGTGGATTTAATATATTAGGTACTAATGATTCAAATAGATCAAAGATTAAAGTAACAATGTCTGTAATTGTTCCTGAAGGACAATTAGAAACAGCAGCAAAGAAGATTAAATCTACAATGAATGCTGATGGTTATGATGTTGATTTTGGTGATGGGTATAAATGGGTGAATGTTTATTTGGGTGATATGGAGAAGACTAAGACTAGAATTAAAATCCAAATAAAAGTAGAGAAAGTTAAGAAAGAATTTGATAAGCCTTCTGGAGTAAATAAAGGTTCTGGTGGTGGTAGTGCTAATACTGCTATTGTTGAATCTGCCCAATGTTTGTATTGTGATTTAGCTTTTAATGTATATAAAGGTAAAATTGATGAAGAATCTTTAATAAGTAAAGATGATTTTGATAAGGCTTATAGTAATATTGACGTAGATGCTAACCTTGATGAAATGTTATCAATGGCATCTGCATGGAAGAAATCTTCTATTCGTGGTGCTAATAGGTTATATGAGGAGTTCCATTCTGATGGAACATATAAATTTTATAGAGGTAAGGGTGTTGATGCAGAAATTAATAAAGCATATGCTAGAGTGAAGGCAGATAAAGTGGTTGCAGAAAGTGAGAGTATTAAAGATAAAGTACCACAGAGTGAAGATAAATGGAATCCAGCAGATATATGGGCAGCACAAGCAACTTTTGATATAACATCTATAGAAAAAGCTTCGAAGCCAGGACTTATATTAAATTTAAATGCTTTTTTAGTAAAGGAATTTAATGCTAAGAATTTAATTGGTATTTCTCTTAAGAAGATAACTGGAGATCCACATCTAAGTCCAATGAATAAAACTGCTGATAGAAAAATTGATGATGTTGGATTACATGGATCTAGTTTTAGTTATGAATCATTAGATACTTATATTGATTTCAAGGGTACTACATCAGTTCAGTTTAGAAATTTTAGTTCGTCAAAAGGATCTTGGCAAGGTGAAGTTGGAATTAAAGGATCATCAGCAAAACATGGAAAGATAGGTGGTGGTGCTGTTTGGGATATATTGAGAGCTCATGGTATTACCGTTGGAAATGGTATTGATAATAATACACAACTATATACAGATCTTGGTAATGGTCAGAAAAAAATGCCTTATGCTAAAAAAATATATAAGTTATTAAAAGACACTCCAAGTAATGATAGAACAATGACTTCTAATGAGACACAAGAAATAGATGATATTGTTTCAAATGGTCAACGTTGGATGTATGCAAAGTACTTAGGACTTAGTTTGATTGATAAAATTAAATCTGCAAATAATTCTGATGAAATAGTACAGGATATATATCTATATGCTAGTTCACAACATTCACTATCTGGAGTATATTATAAGTTAACATGAAGAATAAACATCTAGAACATCTAGAAGATGATATCCTTAATAATGGAAGTGAAGGTGGTAAGACATCAATTGCTTTTCTTAGGTCTTTAGGATCTATGTTATCTCAAGGAGATAAGAAGAAGGATATGAAAGTAACTACGAAATGGGATGGAGCACCAGCAGTTATATGTGGTATACGTCCTGAGACAGGATCCTTTTTCGTAGGAAATAAATCAGTATTTAATAAAGAATTTGCAAAGGTATGTTCTTCTGATAAAGGTGTTGACAGACATTATCCTGAAAGTGGATTGAATCCTATTCTTAAATCTTGTTTGAAAAATCTTTCAGTATTAGGTATTAAAGGCGTTATACAAGGTGATCTTCTTTATACAGAAAATACTAAATCTATAACTACTGTCGGTGGTAAAAGATGTATAACTTTTACACCTAATACTATTACATATGCTATTCCATTAGATACGGATCTTGGAAAACGTGTTAACAATTCTAATCTTGGTATTGTATTTCATACAACATATACTGGAGATTCACTAGCAGAAATGTCTGCTGGATTTGGTGTTGATGTATCTCCATATCAAGGACATAAAGAAGTTACTGTATTCTCATCAGACTTTACTGATACAAGTGGTAGTGCAAACTTTACTACTGCTGAGTTAACTAAGTTTAAATCTACTGTTAATATGGCAGAAGGTTCTTTAAGACAAGCATCTAAATTTTTAGATGTGATGAAAGGAACTGATAAGTTTGCTTTTAATACTGTGTTTAAAACATTCTTCAATACTTATATTAGAGGTGGTACAGCTATTCCATCTACTAATAAAGTTCTTACTGATTTTGCTACTTATTATAATACTATATTAGATAAAGAAATTAATTCAAAGAAGAGTGATAAGGGTAAACAGAAATGGACAGATGTTAAAATGAATGGACTTAAGTTTATTGCTGCAAATCAAAGATCAATTTATATGACTGTTGCATCATACAAGAATTTAACTGCTGCTAAACTTATGATCATTCGTAAGTTAGAGAGTGTAAAGGGTATTGGAACATTTTTAAAAGATGGAACTGGATATAAAGTTACTGCTCCAGAAGGATTTGTTGCTATAAAATCTGGAAGTGCCATGAAATTAGTTGATAGACTTGAGTTTTCTGTTGCTAATTTCACAACTGATAAGAACTGGGATACTAAATAAGTATGTGGTCTTGCACATTGTTTTAATTTAATGAAATCTTTTAACAATTTCTTTGTTGAAGCGAGAACTAAGGCAGGTTTAGACGCCCAGAAGAAGGGACTTGTTCATACGGGCAAGGGATATTATGCAGACGGTAGTGGTAACATTGTTGCTAAAGCCGAAAATGGTGAGAGATTAGTTCGTCTATCCAAAGCAGATCAGGATAAACTTAAGGTGGGACAACCCCTTAATGTTGGCCCACAATCTGCTCAGGATGCACAGAACTTAAAAGACTTTGCTGATAAAGTAAAGAAAGCTCAGAAGGAGCGTGAAAAACTACAACCTGACCAATCAACTCAACAGACACAAAGTAAAAAAGATTCTGGTAAGGAATCTGCTCCTCAACGTAATAAGGGAGGCGGTTCCGTTGTGATTACATTTGGTAGATTTAATCCTCCACATGTAGGTCATCAAAAACTTATGGATAAAGTTTCTGGTGAAGCGTATAAAGATGGATCTGATTATATGATCTATCCTAGTCAGTCACAAGATTCTAAAAAGAATCCATTAGATTTTAAATCTAAGAGTGGCATGATAAAGACAATGTTTCCTCAACATTCCAACAATATCTCTGATGAAACTGGTGGTAAAAATATCTTTGATGTTTTAAAAGGTCTTCATGCTAAGGGATATGACAATGTAAAAATTGTTGTTGGTGATGATAGAGTTAAAGAGTTTGATAATATTACCAGTAAATATAATGGCAAGGCATATAACTTTGGTAATTTAAATGTTGTCAGTGCAGGTGCTAGAGACTCCGATTCAGAAGGTGTTGAAGGTATGTCTGCATCTAAGATGAGAAAGGCTGCTTTAGAGAATGATTTCGATTCATTCAAGAAAGGTATGCCTAAGGATACTAAACCAGAGACTTTAAAGAATATTTACAAACAAGTTCGTAAGTCAATGAAGTTGGAAAATGCTGTATGGCAAGTTGCACCTAAACTTGACTTTGATAATCTACGTGAAGAATATTTCCAAGAGAATATCTTCAATGTTGGTGAGATTGTAGAGAGCCTAACTACTGGTATAATCGGAGAGATTATTGTCAGAGGTTCTAATTATGTCATCATCCTAGATGAAGAAGGTAGAACTTTTAGAACTTGGTTAGATAATATATCTTTAGTAGAAGTTGTTAAGGATGCTAGTGTAAGTAGACCAGATCAATCTAATTTCTCAGCCGATGATGGTAGTGGAAATAGTTGGAAAGTTGGTACTGATGAATACACAAATGCACTATTACAGATGACTCCTGGCCAATCTACCAAAAAGAAAACCCCACTAAATAGTACTAAAAAGAATGAAAACGATGGACATAAATAACGTATCGACATTCATTACTCTAGATCCCTCTAAACTTTTTAATGCAGAAGGTTTATATAATAGGGCTATGGTGATGTATGAAGGAGATGAAGATCTCATTGAATCGTTCTTGAAAGAACATCTTGCTAGTGATTCACTTGCATATGCAATGCATCTACTAGAAGAAACTAGTTCAACTTCATATATGGGAGTTAAGATCCATTATAATGGTACGTCTTTTAGTGCTCCAACTGCTGGAGTTTATGGTGTAAAGTCAAGACCAGAGATTAAGGCAAGGATTAAAGCAAAAGTTTTAAAGAGAAATGATAATCAGAATAAGGCAGCAGCTCTTAAGAAAGAAGAAGTAGAAATAGTTGATGAAGGAAAAGGAAAGAAAGAACCTCGTTGGCAAGATGATGATTGCGATGGTAAGTGGTATGAGAAATCTGATACTGATGGTAAGATCAGTAAGAGAGAAAAGAAGGCAAAGGCAAAGCAGTATTCAGAGAAGTATGATAACACCAAATCACCTGATTATGAGAAGAAGAAAAAGGCTCTTGCTAAAAAGCATGGTGGAGAAGACAAAATAAAAGGTCATCCTCAGTATGAAGGAAAAGAAAAAGGTCTTGATGGTAAAGCATGTTGGAAAGGATATAAACTTGCTGGTACTAAAAAGAAAGGTGGAAAGACCGTTGATAATTGTGTGAAAGAAGAACCAGAAATTGTTGATGAGATGAATACTGAGTTATCTTCTATCAAACAGAAGTTTAAAGGTAAGATGACTAAATCATCTGTTGTTAAAAGATTAAAGGATAGAGGTGAGAGTAAGAGAGAATTTAGAAATTCTTATAAGAAAGATATTGATGGAGGATATGTAGGGCCACATAAACCTAGTAAGTCTAATCTTAAGACCTCTTTACAGAAGATGAAGAAAGAGGATGTGGAAGTAATTACTACTCCAGAGGGTGGTTGTACTACTAGAAAAGATCAGTTAGTTAATATTGGTGAGGAAGGTTATGATCGTATGAGAGATGACCGTCTTGTAAAGTATGGCATAGGACATGATGGTTCTGATAGGAAACCAAGTCAGTCTGTACCAAAGTCAAAAGTAAAAGGAAAGACTGTTCTTCAAAGAGAAACAGAGAAGAAGTATGGTAAAGGTAAGTCACCACTTGATATTGTTAAAGCAAAGATCACTGCTAAACATGGTAAAGGTGCTATAATGTCAAAGGAATCAATTGAAGAAGCAGCTGCTCCACAACAAGATAGTAAAGTTAAGAGACAGAACATGTTAAAGAGACAGGTTCTAATGAAGAAACTACAAGCAGTTAGAGCTGGTGGTGGAGCAGATGTTGTTGCATCATATCAGCCAGAAGGTGAGTTAGTTACTGATGAGTATACAGTAACCAATGCAGATAAGAAAGGTAATACTAAAGCCTGGCAGAATTACAAATCAAATAAGAAAAATGTGAAGACTGGTAAGCCTCTATATAAAGCAGCGGATCATGTTAAAGAAGAAAGTGATCTAGACACTAAGTTTTCTGAGATAGTATCAGAGAATAGTTCTTTAGAACCTCAAGCAAAAGCAATTGATGTTGCTAATAAGAACATGAGTGTTAAAGGTAAGAAAAAAGGAAACGTTCTTATCAACCCTGAAGTAAAAACCAACGTGGATGAATCTATGGAAAATCAAAAAGACAATCTGCAAGAAGTAGATTTGAATACTCGTAGTGTTGACTACGGTCAAGAAATTAAGAACGCAGAACCAATCAAAAAGAAAAAGCCTTTGAAAGACTTTAAGAAACTTGCTGGTGCTGCTGCAAAGAATAAAAAGTTAGGATGAAACTAAGACTAGAAATTCCATCAACACCAGAGGCATTTAGTGCTGGTCTGATGTTTAGGGAAAGTCTTGATAAAAATAGTGGAATGCTTTTTGTATTTGAAAAAGCAGGTGAGAAGTCATTTCATATGACAAATACTACTATTCCTTTAGATATTGCTTTTATTAATGAAGATGGTATCATTGAAACTATTAAGGAACTTAAACCATTAGATGAGACATATGTTTTTTCTGATGCAAGAGTTCTCTATGCAATAGAAGTAAACCGTGGATGGTTTACTGAGAATAATATAAGAGTTGGTGATAAAATTCTTGAATCATTAAAGGATGAACTTCTTGGTAATGCTAGAAAGAAACATGCTGATGCAGAGAAAAAGAAGTTTAAAGATTTTAGAGCTAAAGCAAAAGAAGTTAAAAAGAAAGGAATACAGTTCTTTGATAAGAAAGGAACTGGTAGAATAATAGATGGCAAAAAGGTTTATAAGAGATGAGTTTACCAGAAATACCTAATGATCCTTGGTTTAATAAACCTCACCCCCATGATAGTATGCCTATAGCACGTGACCCTAATGAAAATCCTAGACCTGAAGAAGAAATAGCATGGGATCTAGAGTTAATGAAAAAATCAATTATAGATGCTGCTGATGCTGATACTTATGCATCACGACATGAATCAACACCTGAGTTTGAAAAGACTGCTGAAGAGGTGGTAAGTATGCATGAAAAGATGTATAGGATGGCAAGAGCAAAGTACAATCCTTTTTCCATTGGCGGCTCTGAAAGTATTACTGATAAATAAAGTTAATTACTTTATTAATCATGACTAATTTTTTACTACCTATCGCAATCAATGTTATTAACAAGGCGGTAGATAAAATACCTGAAGATCTAGAAGAGAAACTAAAAGTGTTTCTTATCGGACTTCTTAAGAAGGCTGCTGCTAAATCAGGCAACAAAGTAGACGATCAACTAGTTGAAGCATTAGAAAAAGCTCTACTAGAAGGATAGTCACAAAGTTTTATAAATAAAATATAGGTATACCCGAATCCACGGAGAAATAGGAAATGGCTGTTTTTGGAACAATAGATGGTAAGGCGTTTGGCAATACTGTAGCAGTTACACAAAATGACGCTACCGTAACTAAAAACGCTGGAGACGCCATCAACGTTGGAGACATATTAGAATTAATAAATGTCCCTTATATCGTTAAGCAAGTGAATAGTACAACAAGTATTGAACTACATAAACCTTATGTAGCTGCGACTAATAATAGTCTTGGTGCTTCAAGTGCTGTTCGCCGTACTGCTCCTAAAGCAGTCGCTGAATATGTAATTAAGGGAGGAGATAGTAATGCATACGATTTAGTATTTGCAGATGCTACAGAACAATCACTCGCAGTTAATAGAAAGAGAGGAATTACAAGTCCTGGCTGGTGGTTGTATCGCAGTTTTACAGACGTAGAAGGTACTACTCGTCATAAAGCAGAATGTATAGCATTCGTTAACATGGCTGCAAGTGCTGCTGTTGGTGATGATGCTGATGATTCAATACTAGGAGACTTTAACTCAGTTATTGCTATTAGTGCTCAACCTGCTAGTGCAACAACATATACTCCTGCTGGTGCAGTTGGTACATTCTCACACAACGGTGCTGCTAATGGATCAAGAACTGCTGGAACATACACAGTAACTAATGCTGCTGGTTCTGCATCTGGTTCAGGTGCTGACTTTACAGTTGTTGTTGCCGCAAATGGAACACCAACAGTTACTTTAGTATCTGGTGGTACAGGTTACGTTGACAATGAAACAATCACAATCGCTGACTCATCACTAGGTGGTGGAGGTGGTGCTGCTGTTGTTGTTACTGTAACTGCTAAGGCAACTGCTGCACATACATTCAGTGTAACTGCTGCTTCTACTGGTCAGGCTGCTGCATTTGATGGTGCTGCCAACGCTGGTGCTACAGGAAGTAGAACTGCTGGTACTTACGCTATAAGTGCTACAGGTGGAACAGGATCAGGTGCAACATTCTCTGTTGTAATTGCTGCTAACGGATCTGCAAGTATCACGATGACCAATGGTGGTGGTGGATACACAGATAACGATACATTAACGCTAAGTAGAACTGGTACATACGGTGGTGCTTCAAACGTTACTGTTAATGTTAACGGTATTAATAACGGAACACTTACATATCAGTGGCAGAAACGCACATCATCTTCTGGAAGATTCTCTAATGTTAGTGGTGCTACAAGTGCAACACTTGCTCTTACCAGTCAGGTTGCTGGAAACAACGGTAATCAGTTCCGTGTTAAGATCAACAATGGTGTTGGTGCAACAGAAGTTACATCAAATACTGCTACACTAACTGTTACAGACAATACATGATAATTAACTAAAGGATTCTTTGTTATGAAATTTGATGAGTTGAATGATGACAACTTCCTTTTATTTGCTATAAAGTATTATGATAATCCTCAGTGTTCTACCAAGGACGATTTCTATGAGGATTTGAAAAGATTTAAGTATATTAAAAGGTTGTTAAAAAAATATATAAAGACGGGTGAATTAAAAACACACCTATTATTAAATCATATTATTATAATATATAATATATTTGGTGATGCTGGTACTCCTTTACTATTCTATAAATTAGATAAGGAGTCTTGGTCTTCTTTGAAAGCTATTTTATTATTCTTAAATAGAATTCAAGAAGATGAATTACCTGATATAACATTGGATGAGTATTGTTTAGCGGAGTTACATAAGATCTAATGAACAAGGAAGAACAATATGCTATGTGGGAAAATGGTATTCCCGCCAATAACGCTTCTGGTGGGTCTATTGCTGGACTTCCCCCTGATGAACCTCCTGTGTTCAAAAAGAAAAAGAAATTAGATGGTAGATATAAAGATGTTAAAAAGTTTGTAACGAAACTATTAAAGAGAAGACAGAAGAGAGAAGATAGATTAAGAAGAAAGACTACATTAGAAGAAGAGTTACTTATATTACAGGAAAGTGGTGGTAAAGTAATAGACCAACTGAAAAAGATATCTGCTGCTGGTGGTACAGGTACGGTTATATTTGATGATGGAAGTAAACAGCCAGTCAACCCTGCTGAAGCAGGTAAGATGGTTACATTATATCAGGATTTAAATGCTAGTAATCGTGTTAAGATGATTAGATCTATTAATACATCTACACAGGGTTATGAGAAAGTAAAAGCATTTGCTCAGTCTAGAACATGATGGCTAGAGTGAACGACGCTATACTAGAGCGACTGGAGAGAGTAATCGAAACTCTCCAAGAAAACAATCAAAAGATGGGACAGATGCTCGCTGTCCATGATGAAAAATTAGACAAACAGGATAGGATTGATGCAGTACTATTTGAGAAAGTGGAATCGCTTCATAGAGAGGTCAGCCGTACGAGTGCAGAGATTAAGGCAGGATGTGAGAGAGATATTCGCAAGGTAGATGATAGACTCAGGATCATGGAAAAGAAAATGTGGAGCATATTTGGTGCTCTTGCTGTTATTTCTTTCGTCGTGTCTCCAGTCGGACAAAAAATAATCCGTCCACTGTTGACACCATCAACACCATCTGTTATAATACAATCATAATTATGATGGACTTGAATGTCTTATGTTGATCTTAAATATATTGGCATTGTATCCCCAAGGTTAGAAAAATTTGCAAAGAAGAAAGATTATCTTTATAACTTTCGATGTCCCTATTGTGGCGATTCTAAACGAAACAAGAATCGTGCAAGAGGGTTTTTCTTTCTGAAGAAATCAGATATGATGTTTAAGTGCCACAACTGTGGTGTTGGAAGGAATCTGGCTAATTTTTTAAAGGATATAGATGTCACTTTACATGATCAATATATCATGGAAAGGTTTAAAAATGGTACTACTGGTAAGGCTACTAACACTCCAAATCCTAAGTTTGAATTTGAAAAACCAGAGTTTTCAAATCGTGAACAATTATCAAAACTGAAGAAAATATCAGAACTAAATAAATTACACCCATCAGTAAAATATCTTGCTAGTAGGAGCATCCCAGAGGAATATTATTCAGTCCTGTACTACGCTGAAGACTTTAATACATGGGCAAAAACAGGAAGTACCTATAAGGAGGATAGGATTGTCATACCATTATTAGATCCAAACGGTAAGATGTTTGGATATCAAGGTAGAGCACTTAATAAACTATCTAAACTTCGTTATATAACAACAATACTAGATGATTCTTATCCTAAAGTTTATGGACTCGACAGAGTAAACCCCAATGAAAAGATTTATGTCACTGAAGGCCCGTTTGATTCCCTCTTCTTGGGTAATTCCATTGCGATGGTTGGGTCTGATCTTGATTGCAGGTCGTTTGGTTGGAGCGATTATATTTACGTTTATGATAACGAACCTCGTAACAGAGAAATCGTCAACCGAATCGCAAAATCCATTGATAGAGGAGATCAAGTAGTAATCTGGCCATCTAATGTTTCTGAAAAGGACATTAATGATATGGTAATGGCTGGACTAGATGTAAATGATATGGTACAATCTAATTACTATTCTGGTATAGAAGCAAACATTAAATTTAACCACTGGAAGAAAGTATGAGCAACGGCACAAAAGTTAAAAAACGTAATGGTAATCTTGAAGGTTTGAATCTGGAAAAGGTTCACAAGATGACTGAAGAAGCATGTGAAGGACTCGCAGGGGTCTCTGCTTCTCAAGTAGAAATCAATTCTGGTTTACAATTCTATGATGGAATTACAACAGGAGAGATACAAGAGATATTAGTTAAGTCAGCTAGTGATCTTATTAGTTTGGAGAATCCTAACTACCAATTTGTTGCTGCTAGACTTTTATTATTTGGTTTATATAAACAGGTATATGGTAACCATTGGAAACATGGTTTCATTGATGTTAGGGATCAAGTTAAGAGAGGTGTATCAAAAGGAATATACGATGGTAACATTTTGTCATCTTATAGCGATGAAGAATGGAGTAAGATCAATGGGTTTATAGATCATGGTCGTGATATGCTCTTTACCTATGCTGGTCTTAGACAGGTCGTTGATAAATATCTCGTACAAGACAGAAGTAGTAATGAGGTATACGAAACTCCTCAGTTCATGTACATGCTCATTGCTGCTACATTATTTAAAAATTATTCTACAGAAACGAGGTTAGATTATGTCCGAAGATACTACAACGCAATCTCAAAGCACAGAATCAACATCCCCACCCCGATCATGGCTGGGGTCAGAACACCCCTTCGTCAATTTGCATCTTGTGTTTTGGTTGATGCTGATGACACCCTCGATAGCATCTTTAGCTCTGATATGGCTATTGGCAAATATGTCGCACAAAGGGCTGGTATTGGCATTAACGCAGGCCGAATCAGGGGCATCAACAGCAAAATCAGGGGTGGAGAGGTTCAACACACAGGTGTTGTACCCTTCCTTAAGAAATTTGAGTCCACTGTTCGATGCTGTACTCAAAACGGGATTAGAGGAGGATCAGCCACTGTCCACTTTCCTATCTGGCATCAAGAAATTGAAGACATCTTGGTACTCAAAAATAACAAAGGCACCGAAGACAACAGAGTCAGAAAACTCGACTACAGCATCCAGTTAAGTAAACTATTTTATGAAAGGTTTATTAACAATGAGGAGATCACGCTTTTTTCTCCTCATGATGTGCCAGGGCTTTATGATAGTTTTGGTACAGATGGCTTTGATGAGTTATATGTAAAGTATGAGAATGATGAGTCCATACGTAAGTCTACGATTGGTGGACAAGAGTTATTCTTAGATCTTTTAAAGGAGAGAGCAGAGACTGGTCGTATTTACTTGATGAATATAGATCATTGTAATTCACATTCTTCTTTTAAGGATAAGGTTAACATGAGTAATCTCTGTCAAGAGATAACATTACCAACAGAACCTATTGATCATATAGATGATAGTAAAGGAGAGATTGCTCTTTGTATTCTAAGTGCAGTTAATGTTGGTAAGATAAGACATGTGGAAGAGATGGAAGAACTCTGTGATCTATCTGTAAGGGGTCTAGAAGAGTTAATTGATTATCAAGACTATCCAGTAGAAGCAGCAAAGTTAAGTACTAAATCAAGACGTTCATTAGGTGTTGGTTTTATAGGTCTTGCACATCATCTTGCTAGACAAGGTGTTAAGTATGAGGATAAGGAAGCATGGAAGATAGTCCATGATTTAACAGAACATTTCCAATACTATCTTCTTAAGTCTTCTAATAAGATTGCTCAAGAGAAAGGTGTTTGTGACGGTTATTCACATACTAAGTATGCTGATGGTATTCTTCCCATAGATACTTATAAAAAGGATGTAGATGAAATTGTACCCAATGACCTATCACTTGATTGGGGAACTTTACGGAAGGACATACTCGCTCACGGGCTCAGGCACTCAACGTTGTCAGCACAAATGCCATCAGAGAGTAGTTCGGTTGTGTCAAATGCCACTAACGGAATTGAACCCCCAAGAGATTACTTGTCCATTAAAAAATCAAAGAAGGGGCCTCTTAAACAGGTTGTTCCACAGTATAATGCATTAAAGAATTCCTATACGCTTCTTTGGGACATGTCTGGGAATACTGGTTATATTAATGTGGTTGCAGTTATGCAGAAATTCTTTGACCAAGCGATTAGTGGAAA